TGCGAAATCGACCCCACCGGCATTGATGTCAATCAATCCGTTTGTGCCGATGGTCAACGTTCCATCCGACAGCGTAATATCGGCATTCGATACAGTTAAATCGCCAGTTGATGTAATACCGGTCGCCCCTACCGTGATCCCGCCATCTTTCAATGTCACCGAATCAATCACGACGCCGTTCGCCGCTGTCGTTTCGTTGATCGTGTCGGTTTCAATCACCGACCCAGACAGGGCGCGGAAGATGTTTGCCACGAAACGGAAGTCATCCGCCCCGGCAATCTTCACGTCGATCTGCCCGTTAGTGTCAGCCGTCAGGGATGTGGTCCCGGTCGCATCAAGGATGAACTCCGCGCCGTTCATGTCGATCGATGCGCCCTGGTATACAGCCTGTCGCCATCCGACCAGCGCGCCGCCGTCGTCCACGTTCCAGAACACCAGTCCCGACTCGGTGATGGCAATTTGCGCGTGACGAATCTCGCCCGATGCCGCAGTGTCTCGCACCCCGGTTATCAGGACAGCGCGTTCCGTATTCGGCGCGTTGCTGGACGATGCCGCGTAACTGAAAAACCCCGACTTGATCGCCGCAGTCGCCTGCGTGTCGGACTGGTCCGAAATTGCGGTTTCACCCGCGTTAGACGCATCCGCATCAGCCAGGATGCCGTCTACCTGCGCCTCTGTGTATGACAGTGCCATTAGTTATCCAGTGCCTCCATATCCATCGCCGCGTCCAGAATATCGACCTTCACATCTGTCGCCGTCTCAACGTACAGCACCGCCTCGCGAAATTCGCCCAGCGCCTGCCATTCAACCGTGGTATTCCCGTTCACCGTTTTTGCTCCTAAGGAAGTGAACGATGATAAATCCTTACTGATGTATGCCGTGATCGACGCGCTGCCCGATGTCTGGACATGCAGACGGAGTCCGTGCGCGATCAGGTTCTTCCCAGGGTGCTGGAATAGCTCTCCCGTGATCAGCGGTAAATACTTCCGCCGCGTCATCGCCCCGGACACGTCGTCATTCGACGTAAAATCCAGTGTGTACATTTTTGCGTTCGTCGCATGGGCCGCGATGGTCTTATTGTATATCCTGACCAGCGATGTCGGCCCGAACGACTTTTCCAGCCACTCCCCGCTGGCCTCGTGGAATGTCCACGTTTTCCCGACTTCTGGGAATGTGAAATCCACGAAATTCTCTTGCTGCAACGAATACGCATTGACCCTGGCAAGGTCGAAATTCGACTGGTCGTAGGATTGCCATTCTTCCCCGATGGCGTTTGCCTGGATCAAATTCTGGTGCTGCTGCCCCAAAAACAGCATCGGACGGCGGTTATGGTCGATAAAGTAAAGTTGGTCATCAATATCGTCGCAGGCGTAACGCCCGCAGATGCCGTGCGTCCTGACAGCCTGCCGATCCAGCGGAGGTCTCCCTACCCCCGACGTGTACCAAATCTCGGTCGATTTCTCGCCAAACAGGTACAGCATTTGGTTCAGCGAGAATACCCGCAGCAGTGAATCCCCGAACGCCTCCGCCTCGGCAAAGTCCAGCGCCGCAATCGACGTTCCGTCGTTCAGCGCGGAAACGGCGAATTGCCCATTCGGCTGATCGAACACAAACCGCGAATCGAGATAAGCGCAAGTGTATGCATTCCCGAGGTCAACGTCAGTGATCGCGACTAGTCCGCCTGCGGTCGTGTATGAATACTTGTCAGGGCCAGCCGTAATCACCAGTTCCGTATCCCCGTCATACGCCATCACGACCGGGGTTGTACCGCCAATCGTGCCGATAAATGTCGCGCTACCATTGGCCGAGACGGCATACAGCGACTCGCCGGACACAGCGTACAGCCTTCCGAGCGGACCCTCTGCCGTACCCCTGTCGTCTCCGCCAGGTTGCGAAACGACATTTATCGTCGCGCCTAGAGAGTCAGTGATTTGCGTGAGCGTAGAATCTTCCAGCGCGCTGGTTCCAGACGTAAACGACGCCAACTCCACCAGCCCCGGAACCTGCCTGTACCCCCTAGCAGAGTGCCGGTACAGGTTCAGCGTCTGCTGTAACGACGCATCAAGCCGGGTGCTGTCATAGTTTGACTCTAGTTTGACTTCCACATCACCGGTCCGTGTTGATGTTATAGCGCCATGCGAAATTCAGGTCCGACATATCGACCTCAATGTCGATGTCCATTTCTGCCGCAATGCGATCCGATGTCATGTCCGCCATCTGCACCAGGACAGGGGACGGCGATTTTCCGAACATCGGGCACAACTCCAGCGCCAGCGCCCATTCAAGCGCCCTCACCGTCCCCTCTGGCACCGTCAGCGTCTCGGATGTCGTCGTCGGCGCCGGGATGTCCACCCAGCCATCTTCAGCCCATTGAGACATCAGCGATACCAGCGCGTTGAACGCATCCGTGTTTTTGCTGCTATTGTCCGTGGAAAATGTGACGCCGGGTGTACGCACAGAAATATGCGCCGTTGCCGCGTCGATAATTGTTTGCGGTGTTGCCATCAGATCACCCCGATATGTACCCGGTCATTCACCCGTTCAAACCTGACCCCAGGGATGTCCGTGAACCCGTCGTCGGTGATCACCATGCCTTTCACCCTGGGCAGCATGCGATCACACAACGCACGATTGCCCAGCGCCCTGGGAGGGCCATCGACCACCATGCCATCAAAGTCAACATCCGGCACCCTGGAATACCAACCGTCGACAAGGTCAGACCTGATGATGTGTATCCTCGATGACTCCTCGTCGGTCAGCATTTCGTTTGCCTGCTCGACCAGGCGCTGCGCCCATTCCCTTGAGTGTTCGAGGCAGTAGACCTCACAACCGTTCGCCGCCATGTACAACGTCGAAAGCCCCGACCCGCACTCCAGAACGTTCCCCTTCAAATGCATCAATGACAGGTAAAACGTCGGGTCTGCCACGAACGGATTGCCAGCAGCAGCGTATGCTTTTACGAACGTCGTTTCGTTGACCCTGTTCCGTCGGATGGACTCAATTGCCCACCTGATGCCGCCCAACTTCTCCGCCATCAAGTGATCTTCGTAATTGCCTTTCCACGTTTTCGACCCGGTATGCTCCATCGTCAGGTCAGGCAGCAGGAAAACCTCGCCGCCCATCTCGCGCCATTTGCGGCAAAAGTTGATGTCGCCGCCAAACCTGACCCCATCAACCACTGCGCGCTCAAATATCACCGGCACCATGCCGCCGGATTGGTCCCGGTATTTTTCTGCCTTTTCCGCCAGCGCCTCGATAGCGTACCGGCTGATCTTCAGGAACCCAGTCGGGACGCCATCGACCGACAATACGTCGCCCTTTTCTTTCGCGTCCCCCAGGATGACCGCGTAATCCTCGCTGGCCTGCTTCCGGGGATACGTCCCGCCTACAACGTCCTCGCGCCGCTCCGCCAGGCGGATGATGTCTTTCGCCTCCCACCGCAAATCAGCGTCAACAAATATCAGTTGTTTGCAGTCGGTTTTCAGAAACTCGGCAACCAGTAAATTCCTCGCGTCGTCTACATGACACGCCCCCGTCAGGATCGCCAAATCAGACTCGATGCCCCACTGAACGAACGCATGCGCGGTTTCATACAGGGCAAAAGTAAAACCCGGCTCGCACCCGCCATAAGCAGGTGCGGCCAGGAAAGTACCGCGACCAGGGCCACGGTGTAGCAGATGCGCCACGTTACGCAATCAACCCCAGGTTGCTGAGAGCAGTGTGGATCGCGTCCACATCCGTCCGCAGCGCAGTCGTCGTTGCCGTGGTTTGCATCGAGACGGTAGCCTGCACGATAGGGGTCGCGTTGTGAAACGCGATCTTTTCAGTCGCGGACTGCCCGAACACGGTTCCGTCATCGTTGCCACTGTCGAGATATTCAACAGCCATAACAGTTCTCCTAGAAAAGATGCCCCCGACATCAGCCGGGGGCTATGGGTTTAGTCGTGCGATACGCGGCAGGCCAACTGGGGCCGAATTGCCTTGTAGCCGTAGATGACATCCAGTCGGCAAGGAAACTTGTCGTTGTTGATGTCGTACTGCCGGACAATCCGCATCGACAGACCGTCCAGCACCTCACGCGCCGAAAAGTCCACACCAGAAGGCATCACCAGGTCAGCCGTTGCGAAGGCGAACGCGGTCTTGTGGAACGCAAGTCCCTCGCCCCAGGACGAAGCGTTGCCGCCGCCGACCTTGTTGATCGCCGCGTTATTCGCCGCCGCTGCATCGACATTCTGGCGCACACCCGAACTGATGATCGGGGGCGAAATCGTCAGCGAAGTTGCCGATGCGCCGGAATCCGCCTGCACGACAAACTGCTGGAGAACGCCGGTCGATGCCTTGGTTTCAGGATGAACCCGGAACACGTTGGCGATGGTGATGATGTCACCTTCGAGGAACGTCGTCGACCCGGTATCAATCGTCAACGTCTGCACCCCTGCGGAAATTTCCGCAGCAGAGGCGGATTCGCCGGAGGTGTTGTCGATGAGGTATGAGGTCGCACCTTCCGCCGCCGTACCCGTGGTATGGGTCGGCATCAGCGTGTTCTCGAAATGATCGAAGCCAGCCGTGCGGGCCAGCGCGCCTTCCTTGAACGATTTGGACACCGACCGCGCATCGTTGAACAGCGATTTCGTGTCCTTGATGATGCCCGCCGTACCCGTGGGCGAGTGCAGCATGAACCGCTGACTCGACGGGGCCAGGTTGTCGGACAGCTTAGCCCCGGCATCGACGACGTTGTTGTACGTCTGCGCCGCGCCCTCGCCGTCAACCAGGTTCCAGACATCCTTGTACATCGACAGGGAGTCCGACTCCATGTTCGCGGCCAGAACTGACATTGCCGGTTCCAGATACCGCTCGCGGAAGTCATCGATGTGCATCGTCAGTTCTTCAGATGCGAACGTGAAGTCCACACCTTTCTGCGTGTCGACGGTCAGCGTGACCGATTCTTCAGGAACGTCCTGCACGTTCAGGGTTGCGCCGGTACGAATCGTGAACTCGTTGGGCAGCCTGATCTTCAGGTCGTTACCGATCTTTGCACCCGACTTCGCGTACTGCGAGTCGTACTGCGTCTCGATGTTGCCGATGAAGTTGCACTTCTGGTGCAGGATCATCAGCGCCTCTTTCGTGATCACCGTGGGGGTGAGCAGCGTGTTAGCCATTGTAGTTTGCTCCTACTATTCCCCCCGCTCCTTGAGACGATACGCCATGTATTCTCGGGGCGACATCTTCTCCGGGTCTTTTTCGACGGCACCAGTAGGTTGCACCGGGGCCGACGGCGCGGGGGTTTTTGATGTTTTGGCAGCAGGTGCGGCGGCGAGCTTTGCGCTGATTTGTCCGAGACGCATTCCCGCCAACATCGGGGGAAGCCCGTTTACCTCGTCAGCAATCGCCGGGTTTTTCGCCAGGTGATACGCCAATGCGGGGCCGTTGTCCGCCAGGATAATCGCCTGGCGTACCGCGTCTGTCTGGACAAACGATGGGCTGGTAATCGTGTCCCGAAAATCGGGATGCGCCTCAGCAAACTCGTTCGACCGTTCGACAAACGTATCGACCGCCGCACGACTGGCCCGTTCCATCGCGGTCTGCGCTTCCATGCGATGCTGTTCAGCAATCGCCTTCTGCACGGTCCGCTGGTGGACCTTCGACATGTGGTCGGCCATCGCCTTCTGGTAAGCGTTCTGGTCGTAGTCGAACTGTTCCAGCGTGGGGAATGATTCATCCTCGCCTTGCAGTTGCGCCAGTCTCGCCTCCAGTTCAGCGGCTCGCTCCTCGAACTCTCGCGCCTTGGCTTCAGCCTGTCGCGCCTGTTCTGCCTTTTCCCTGATTCTTTTGGACGCCCAATGCTCTTTCTTGGGCTTTTCCGATTGCTCGGCTCCGTCGGGGGAATCGTCCCCGGATACTTCCGTCTGATCGACGGAGACATCGCCTCCCGGCTGGGTTTGCACCTCTTCAACGGCTGGTGCACTTTCCGCAGGCGTAGGATCGCCCTCAACGACATCTGTCGCTACTTCACTCATGAGTTTCGTCTCCACGGGTTAAGCCCGCTGCGGTCCAGCGGTAAGACAAGGGTTTAACGGCCCCTTATGCCGAATTTCATCGCATGAATTCGGTGATGATTTCCATTATCAGCCGGTCATCTTCCAGCAACAGGTCGAATCGCTGCATACGCTCGCGCTCGGCGCGCTCAAACGGGAACCCGCCGGTAAATTCCTCCTCGGCCTCTTCGACGACCGCACCGACGGCATTAACGGCCATCCCCTGCTGATGGGCAAGGAACAGCAGCATCAGCCGTACTCAACCGTGACCTTCTCAATCAACGGAAGCCCGTGCCGGTCCTGCTTGCGGTGAACGTCGAACGCTTTGACCCTGGGCGTCTCAGGGATGGTCACATCCAGCGCATTGATGCGTGACGCAATCGACCGCATCTCCCCCAGGACCGCCTTCATCGCCTCCTGGTTCTGCTTCAACAACGGGGTGATATCAACGTCCTTGCGCGATTTGATCGCCTCGGACACCTTGTCCGCCTGCTGCGCCTGCATCGTGCTGATCGACCTTTCAAGCGATCCCATCGACTCCCGTAATCCCTCAATCGCGGACGCCATGTCGGTCGCCATCTTCACGTTCGTCGCCTCGGCCCATTCCTTGAATCGCTCCGATTCGGAAAAATACCGTTTCAGGTCTTTTATCGTCGCCCCGGAGGGCACTTCAATCGTTACATGTGGCATCAGACAACCAACTCCCCGTCAACCATCCGCAATACCAGCGAGCGCGCACCCTCGGCACGTTCGCGCTCAATGTCACGCGCTTCCTTCTCGACCGAGAACCTGAATTCGGCGTCACGCCGGTCCTGCTCGCGCTTTTTCAGTTCCAATTCCGCCAGTTCCAGGTCACGCTTTAGCTCGAACTCCGCAACGTCCATCGGGTCCGTTGTCGGCGCGCCCTCGCGGGCCTTCGCCTGGTTCATCTGGATGCGCGATTGAATCTCGCCCACCTTCGCCTCGGCCTCGGCAACGTTCGCCGCCAACAGCCTCATCTGCGCCTGCTGCTGCATTTCCTGCGACGGGTCGCGATTCTGCTGCGATTTCTCGGCCATTTCCTGCTTCTCGGCGTCCGTCGGCTCGATGTAGCCACGCTGAATCCCCATCTTCCGCACCCGCTCGATGACTTCATCAGCGCCAACAAGATCAAGCGACTTGAAGTATTGATCAGCGATAATCTGCCCCAGTTCAGGATTGCCCTGCATGACCTGGGCGAGTTGTTCCGCCGTTTCCACCCGTCGGGTTGAGTACGACGCCCCGACCGTAACCTTCACGTCGTACTTCCCACGCGACAGGTCGTTCAGCGTGATTTCCTCTCCCGTCTGGAGGTCGATGGTCGGCTTGTTGATTGCCACCACCTCCTCGGCATCGTCCTCGCCCAGAATGCGAATCTGCCGGGTCGCGTCATACACCAGGGGTATCCACTCGCACATGATTTCCCCGGTGTAGGTCATCGCGTCCACCAGTTCGTCTGTGAATTCATACGTCGCGGTATCGCCTTCCAGTTGCCGCGCCCGGATAGCCCGACCGGATGTCTCGTTTGACCGAGCGCCCAGCCCGGCATCGTAAATGCCCGTCGCGGATTTGATGTCGTCCGCCGACATCTGTAAGCCGGTGACCAGCGCCGTCGGCACCTGGGACAGCCCGACCCGCTGCGGCATCTGCCCCTCATCGAAGTTAAACAGCAGTACAGGGTCGCTCGACGTGTTCATGTCCCGCCAGCGGGCTTCGTGCCCCTTGATCATCTTGGGCGTCGCCATGATCTGCTGTTTCGGCGCAAGGGCAACCGTCTCGATGTAGTTTGATCGCTCGTAGTTGTACAGCCTTTGCGGGTCTTTTCCTTTCCGCACCAGTCCACGGGTGACCATTTTGCCGTTGATGTTCGACTGTTTGCCGAATATCGGGACAATGGGGATTCGCTGGCCGATGCACTCGACCTCTTCCAGGACTTCGAGGGCCGTTACCTTGAACCGTTCCAGTTTTTTCGCGCTGACCTTGCGCTCGCGTTCGACCGTCACGCCCTGCGCCGCCATCTCGTCCGCAATCGGGGCGAATTCGTCCTTGTCCACGACCTCCCCGGTCGACAACTGGCAAATAACCTTGCTGACGGGCGTCAGCCGGAAATAATCCGCGACCCGGACCTCATCCTCGGAAATCCAGCCAACCTGCTGCGACCCGATGGCCTTGTAACTCTCGCTTAGTGTCGATTGGGCTTTCGGCCATTTCGCCTCAAATTCCGCACGCGGCATGTCCGTAAACAGAAAACCCCACTGCATGTCTTTTACGCGGCTCACCTGTACTACCGGGTCCACCAGGACGGAAAACGGGTTTTTCAGTTCCCGCAGGATAATGTCCTGGTCCATCGACATATCCGAGACGTAATCATGATCTAACATCCACGCGCCGAACCCGCCTTTCGCGGCGAACTTAAACCCGGTCTTATACGCACGACCGCCCCGGCTCTCGATCTGCCGGATCAGTCCCTCGTAAATTTCCGCCACGTCCGCGTCATCGTCCTCGGCACCGCGAATCTTGATCCCCGGCTTGTTCTGGAGATGATCCCCGACCGTCTGATCGACCGCCTGCGACAGTTTGTCGAACGTCATCGAGGGGCGTTTGTGGCGCGCCAGTTTCGCCGCGTCGTCCCACTGCGCCCCGTCCTCGTCAACAAACCGGATATCCTCGACGGCCAGTTCGTAAATCTCGCGCCAGGCATCCTTCGCGACATCAAATCGCTTTAGCGCCTCTTCGACGATGGCCTCACGCTGCTTTTTCGTTCGCATCTTGTCTCATCTGCTGTACGTCACGATACAGGTCGTCAATCGCGTCCTG